GGTGATGATATGTCTGTTGATTGGAAGGTTCTGGATCATCCTCGTTGGGGTGCTTTGTCTAAGAATTTGCTAGTCGTTTGTAAGTTGTTTCATGTTGATGTTGCTGATTTTTGTGGCTGGATGTTAGGTTCTCAAGGTATTGTTCGAGACCCTCTTTCTATTTTTCTCAAAATTCGTGCTAAGTTAGCTCATGGTGCTGATATGAGTGACTTCCTATTCTCGTATGCTATGGAGATTGATTTCACTTATCGTTCTGTTGCTGATGGTTTTGTTCTTGATCAATTTCGCTTGTTATGTTTGAGCTCTATACTCTCTCTTATCCACAAAAAATTGCCTGTTGTTTCTACATTCTTGTTTTCTCGTCGCGTTGGTACGTTATTCGATGTGCTCAAGTCCAAGATTGAGTACTGGTCTGGCAAGGAATTTAAGGGTCGTAAGGCACAAATTCGTGTTGCTACTCGTGCTTTGAATAAGTTGGATCGTGGTTTTTCTTCTTCCGGTTTGGTGTTCTGCACCTTAAGTTTGCTCTTTTTTCGTATTATTAATACTCACTCTCTGTCGTCCGCTGATTTATTTAACGCTTACCGCCATTCTCGATATCGTCCTTTGCTTATGTCTGGTCTTGATACCGTCACTCCTGCTGAATCTCAACAACATGGGATTCTTAACGCGATTCCTCCGCAAGTGTCGGTTATTGGTACGGGTTGGGATGGCCGTGTTCGTCGTTTTGGTTTTGTCCTGTCTAAGTTGAAATTAGACACCACTCTTCTTCCTGCTGGTTCTTCTTTTGAGACTGCTGCTGCTTCTGGTTCCTCTCGCGCTGTCAATGGTACTTCTTCTGGAGGTTATCATTGGTGTATTGATTTGGTTCCTGGTTCTGGTATTCCTGCTTTGGCTACTTTTATGTCGTTCTTTCCTTGTGCTGTTATTGAAAATATGGATTGTCAGGTATCTTTTTCTTGTTTGCGTAGTTCTAGTGCTGTTATCACTTCCTGTCTTGTTCCGTCTGGAGAGTCAACCCCTCAAAAGGTTACTGATTATTTTAACTACCCCTCGGTGGAGCAATTTCTTCCTGCCAGCATGGCTGTGGGTGGGATTGTTCCTCCTGTCAATTTTCCTGTTATTTTAGGTCAGTATGGTATTACTCGTCAAATCAAACCCACTCCTGTTCTGGGTTTCTTGGCGAAATTTTGTCTCCGTGTCAATGTCAAGAATTGCTCCACTGCTCCTATTCCTGCTGGTAGTTCTGTTGGTCGTGTGAATGTGTTTCTTGTTGTGCGTGTTGGGGACGCTTCTATTATTCCTGTTTAGGAATTTTTTTTATATTGTGTATGTTTGTTCGTGTCGTCTTGTTGATCGATGTGTCTTGTTGTGTTTATGTTCTGAAATGGATTTATATATAACCAAACTTGCTCCGCAAAGTTTTTGTTATAACAAAAAAAATGAACTTTGTTAGCCTTTAGATGAAAAGGCGAGTCAGACGATTTAAGGGTCTGTCTCGGGGTGAATGTTGGAAATTTTTCTTATGTTCTTCT